CGTCGGCGGCGTAGATGTCGACGAAGACTTCCATGCCGAGGGCGCGACCGGCGTGCACGTTCTGTACGGGGTCGACGTTCATGTCCTTCAGGCGGCCGGAGCTTTCCAGCACGTTCAGGACGGCCGGGCTGACGATCATGAAGGTACCCTGACCGCGCTTGGTCTTGGTGGCGATGGAACGCTTGCCGCGACCGATGGCGGTAGCCAGGTTCTGGTATTTCTCCAACTCCCAGCGACCGTCGGCGGTGCTGAAGTTGTAGGTGGAGGTATTGGTGGACTTGGAAATGACCAGGTTGATCATCTCGCGGTTCATCTCCATGATGATCTCGTCAGAGGCCACGCTGGAGAGCAGGCTTTCGGCGTCGATGGCGTGAAGAGCTTTGATGTCCTGCTCGAGCTCATCGGTCCATTTGGCTTTCAGCTTGCGGGTGGTGGCGGTCACGGTGGTCTTCTCGACCTCGAAACCAACTTCCTTCATGTCGGTCGACAGAGCTTCGCCAGTCGCGGTGGCGTGGGCGCCGGTGTAGTTGCTGAAGATCACGTCGAACAGGGCCTCGTTCTCGTACACGGCTGAGATGGTGGTCTCGGCGGCCGAGTAAGGATCGGCATCGTCGACTTGCTCGCCGGCACCGGCCACGAAGGTGCCGCTCTGGACTTCGACGAGGATGTTGTTGCCCTCTTTGTGACGCACGACACCGTTACCGTCGCCGGTAGAGGTACCGCCCTGCACGATGTCGTCGCCAACGGCGAAGTTGGTGGCATCGGCCAGGGTGAGGATGACGGAGTTGGAACGACTCAGGCTGTTCACGCTGTCACCCTGGAACACGGCGCGCAGGATGAAGATCAGTCCGGAGGGGCCGCTCATCGGCTGGGTGCCGAAGATCTGGGGTCCGATCAACGCGGGCATGACGCGGCGCAGCATGGGGATCAGGATCGGACTGTAGTCGCCGGTGCCGTTGGCAGACACGGTTTTCTCGGCGATGGCTTCGATATTCTCGAACAGCTGCGCCATGGCGCCGTACTCGCGGCTCTTGATTTTGGGGCAAGCGGAAACGAACTCTCTCCACTGGCCGGTGCCCTCGAGAACGGGCATCCATTTGTTGATGACTTCTTCGCTTACGATCAAATTGTGCATCTTTTTATTCCTTTGAAAAGTTTACGATTTACGGTTTAGTATTCATTCTGCACTCGTGCAGATTATTGCTTTTAGACGTAGCCCCGAGGCAGGTACTTGGCCAGGGGATCGACATCGGCGCTTTCCGAGATGGTCTCGTCGGGATTCTCGGTACCGGCGTCGTCGCCTTCGCTCGAGTCTCCAGCGGGGGCGGCGTTCTGTACGAACTGCTCGCTGATGATGCTAACTTTCTTGGTCCAGGTTCCGATGTCGGAGGCTTCGATGTCCTCGACCAGGGTCATCAGTTTCTCGCGGTCGCTGTCGGTCATGCCCTCGGTCATCTTGACGAAGCGGAATGCTTTCTGGTACTCGAAGATCTCCTTCTTGGCGTCGATGCGGGCGTTCTCGGACTCGTCGAGCTTGGCCTGCAAACTCTCGGTCTGAACTTCGAGATCCTTCAGAGGATCGATCTGCTCTTCGCTGATCACGACGAAATTGTCGGCGAACACGCCTTTGAGGGCGGCCATCGTGCTCTCGGCCATGGCCACTTTCTGGCCGGCTACGAGCGCGGGTTTGTTCTCTTCGAACCACTCGCCGAAGGACTCTTCCATGTAGTCGTTCAGATCGTTGATCAGCGACTCCTTGAATTCCTTCAGGTCGGCGGTGAACTTTTCCTCGAGCGCGGTCTCTTTTTGAGCCACACGGGCATCAGCGGCTTTTTTGACGGCAGCCTCAAAAAGACCTTCGATCTCGGTCTTGGCCTCTTCGGTCAAAGCCTCTGACAGATATTTCTCCAGCAGAGCTTTTAAATCCATGATTTCTCCCCTTTATTGACAATTTGTCGAATTACAATTATATATAATATATACTAATCGACTTTAATGGTTTCAATGTATTTTTTGAACAGTTCGACGATCGCGGCCGAGCGCCGTTCGGCAGGGTATTTGGCGAGCGCCGTCTTGACGTCGTCCATGATCGGCTCGACGTCCTTTTCGACGAGCAGGCCGTTCTCGAACACCCATTCTTTGTTCTCGTACACGGCCTGCTGCCACGCATCCGGGGCCGACGGATTGACCACGATGTCGGCCAGGGTGACGAGGTGGAGGTTCTCCACTATCGCGATGCCGTTCTTGACGGTCGTCTTGCCGAAGCCGCGGGAGCTCATTCCGAGAGTCACCCCGCCCTCTGCGAGGTTGCGGACCTGCTTTCCGCAGGTGGTCTCGAGGATGAGCGACTTGGTGATCCAGTTGTTTCCGTCTTGGTTGACTTCCACGAAGCGGTGAGATATCCGATCTGGGTTCACCTTGTGCATCGACTCTTCCGGATGGTCGAGCTCGCCGGTGGCCGTGTTGGACCCGGAGGATCCAATTTTCATGTTGCTGTCGCAGTACTTCTTCACGGCGGCCTCGGCGACCGGCAAGGGGTATCTCCTGCGGTTTCCGTTGTTGACCTCGGCCTGTATGGATATTCCGCGGAAATAGAGGTTCCGCGAATTCTCGCCCTCGGTCAGGATCTGCACTTCCGGGGCGCTTTCGATGAGCAGCTTGACTGGTTCCATGTTACTCTTCTTTTTGGTCGGAATAGGACGCGCCGACTTCCTTCCTGAGCTCGTCTTGCATCATGCGAAACTTGAGGTCGCAAGCGGCCTTGACGGTCTGCTTGAAGTCGGTGAATTTCTTGTTCGCGGCCAGGTTTAGTAGGTCGTTCATGGTCTAATCTCTCCGTTAATAATATTTACTCGTTAAAATTCTGATTCGGGTTCCTCGCCCGCATCTTTTTCGCTTTCACGTTCGGAATCGATTTCTTTCTGCATGACCTCGATGTCGTCGTCGGTCATCCGCAGGACGTTCTTCCTAACCCAGTCTCTCGAGAAGTAGACGCCGATGTGCTCGCTTATCCCGTCGAGCATGTCGAGACGACCGGACATGATCTCGTTCTCCTTGAGCTCGGTGAAGTAGCTGTCGGTCGCCCATACGTAGTTGATGTCGTTGCGGATGGATTGCCAGTCTTTCGACCCGATGATCTTTTTCGATATCAGCTGGACGCGAAGCATTTCGTGGAACAGTTTCTTGAAATCCGACCGGAGTCTGCCGATGAATTTCTGGAACGTCAGTTCCGGTCTGGAGAGCTCTCCGGGACGGCCGATTTCCACGAGGGCGGCGTCGTCGGCGTCGAGTCTCTGTATCGGTACCTGCAGGGACGACAGAAGTTCCTTCTTGAAGTACTTGAGGTCCTCGATCTCGCCGAGTTGCTGTCCGCCGGGCAGTGTCTCGATCTTCGTTCCCTTGGCGTCGGCCCTGGTCGGAAGGTAGAAGTCCTCGAGCATCGTCATCACCTTCTTGCTGTTGGTGACCTTGCCGGTGGTCACGTCGTAAGTGACGGTGCTCTTGAATCTCGACATGAGACTCTTCATGTAGTTCTCGGCCTTGGTCTTCACGAGCTTGCCGACGTCGATGTAGAAGACCCTGCGTTCGGGCGCCCGGGTGATGCGGTAGATGACCGCGGAATCCTCGAGGAGCCTTAGCTGGTTGAGCGGCTTGACGGCGCTCTGGAGGTGCGAGATGTAGAACTTGTTCTCGGGGTCCATGAGTCCGGACGGGACGAACACGATGTTCTTCGGAGAAATCTTGACGCCTTCGGCGAACCGTCTGTCGTGCATGGTGCCGAACGTCTGCTGACGCTTGGCCCTGTTCCGTTCGTCCTCTTTGTAGATGAACCAAGTCTTGCCGTCCTCGTCCTTCACCCTCGTTATGTCGAGCGGGGACAGTTTGTTGACGGCCGCAATGCCCTTGTTCGGGTTGTCGTAGAACAGCAGTTGAATCCACAGACGACCGTCGATGTACCATTCCTCGAAGTATTCATAACCCTTTCGCTTGAACTCCAAGATGTTGAGAATCGTCTTGAATTCCTTGGTGATTTTCTTTTTCGTGGAATCGCTGACGTCCGCGTTGTCGAGGTTGAGCGACACGGTGTTTTTGGAGTCTTCCTCGACGATGGCCTCGTTCACGATCTCCGTGATGGCGGTCTTGACTCTGTGATTGGACGCGACCTCGCGATAGCCGAGAATCATTTCCTTGATGCTGGCGAACTGCGAGTTGAAGTCGATGGCGTACGTGACGTTGTTGTTCGGGAGTATCGGGACTTCCGGCATCTCGCTGTTCGGAAGCTTGTTCGTGACGTCGACGTCGGACGGCTCCTCGAACTTCTCGTCGTTCTTTCCCGTCAGGGTGGTGAGTATCTCGAATAGTTTCATGTCGTTCCCGGTCTTTTATGCTTATTTACTTCCCGCGCCTGATGTTCTTTCTCAGTTTCGGGCGCGACCTTCTCGCCTTAGCCTTCTTCTTGTGCAGCGCCCACTTCGCCCTCACCGCCGCGAGAATCCGTTTTTCTGACCCCTTGTGGAATTCCGGCCGGATGTTCTTCAGCGCGTCGTTGTAGGTCTCCCAGTCGAACTGCTTGACGGGACTCTTTATGTGCGAATGGAGATACGTGCGGATGCACAGGTAAAGGAGGGCTTCCGGCAGCTTCAGTGTGGTCCACGCCTTCTTGATGTCGCCGTAGGTGAACCTGTTCTTGTTCTTCGTCTTCCGTACCAGCATCTTCCCGAGCTGGAGACGGGTGGTCCACGGAAGGTAGTGCAGGTTGATGCCGAGAAAGCGGTCGGAATACTTGGCCAGGACTATCGAGAACGGGAGGCTGTCCCAGTACGGCAGGTCGTCCTTGTGCTTGGCGTCGTACACGAACATGACCGGCAGGCCGAGCTTCATCTGCCGACTTCCCGGCTTCACGGTTCGGATCGTCGTGTTCTTGAAGACGGTCTTGAAAATGTACTGTATGTCCTTGGGAAACTTGCCGGCCGCCATGGCGTCCTCTCGATTAGGTTATCGACCCGCGTCGGCGCGTTTCTCGAGCTCCGCGTACAGGACGTTGAGAATGTCGACGTTCCTTTCGCTGGCGGAAGAGATCGCGTACCGCATGATTCTGAGATCGCGGTCGCTCATCTTGCCGACGAGCTTCTTCAGCGTCTTGGCGTCGCCGTACCCGTACTTCTTCATGACCTGCGCGATCTCGGGCTTGGTGTACTCCCGCGGTTCCGATTTCGACTCGGCAAGGTCGACGCTGATGCCCACGAATATGTCCTTGAACTTCGTCATTGGAATGTCCTTTGTCCGTCCGCGAACGCTATTTGGTGTACTTTCTCCACTTGGCGTCCAGTTTCTTGAGGATTTTTATGCCGTCGACGTCGACAGGTTCCAAAAGGTTTCTGCTTCCGAGAGTATCTGCTTGAACGTCTTCATTTTTCTCATTGTCGCGCTACTTGAGAGTAACGCCCAGTATTTTCTTGACCATGCGACGGAACCCGCTCTCGTCGTTTTTCCTGATGATGTCCTCGAGCTTCCGCAGTTGGGCCTCCGTGGCCTTCTGGTACAGCATGACCATTTCCTGGAACCCGAGGTTGCCGATGTACGCCGCCTCGCGAAGAATCCACACGAACGATTTCATGACCGTCGCCCCCTATCTTTTTCTTTTCAGGTCTTTCTCGGTGAGATACACGAACTCCAGTCCGTTCTTCTCGGCGAACTTTTCCGCGGCGTCCCACTTGCATCTATTTACCATGTAGGTCGCCCATCTGCGCTTGTGCGCCTGGGTGTTTCTTTTCTGGGGTCTCGGCTCCCTGGTCTCGGAATGGGGCTTTATCTCGGCTATGAATTTCCGAATCGTTCCGTCGGCCCCCTTGACCTCCAAATAGACGTCGACGAAATACCTATGCCGCTTGCCGTCGGGTCCGATGTACGGGACGAAGAATTCTTCCGACGCCCAGGCGACCACGTTCTTTCTGGTGTCGAAGAAATTGAAATACGACAATTCGAGTCCGGAACGGAAAATTATCCCGTTGGGATCTCCCTTGTACTTCTCGGGATTCCTCGGAATGAACTTGCCTTGCTTGTATCTCGGTTTTCGTCTCGCCATTTTTCTGGCCGTACCTTGGGCCTATCCGGCCCGATTCGGGTCAATAGTCTCTGAACAGGGCCGCCATGTTTTCGACGCCGTAGTCGTTTCTCAGCATCCCGTGGAACAGCCCGGTCTCGTTCGGGGCTTCGTGCTCTTCCAGGAAGTGCCTGTGCAGGTCGGACAGTCGCGAGCCGACGACGCGGTTGCACGCCGGGCACACCACCCTGGCGGTCCCGTCTTTTCCCTTCGTCATCGTCCGATCCTCACGGTCTTCACTCGGTAGTCGAATCCCTCGGCCTCGTAGTATCCTATCCGGTCCATGAAGTGACCGAGCACGTAGTTGCGGGACTTCTTGGACTTGCCCCTCGACAGGTCGTCGCCGAGGTCGAACAGGACGGCGCAGTCCTTGCTCTCGTGCAGCCTCAGTAGACGCCCGACGCTTTGGAGGACCTTGTTGTACGCCTTCATGGACTCGGCGAAGACGACGTTGTGGAGGTTCCTGATGCTGATCCCGGTCGAGAACGTGCCGTACGACGCGACCACTATCGCGTCGTCGTTGGCCTCGCAGTACCGTCGCACTTCCGTGCGGTACTTGTCCTTCACGGTGCCGTCGACGTAGAACACCTTCCGTCCGGAGGAGCCCTCGAGCTCGTCCCGGACGGCCTTCCCGAACGCCTGCAGCCTGAACAGGACGAGGGTGTTCTTCTTTCTTGACGCGGCGAGTCCGGCGACGTAGCGTCTCTTTTCCGACAGGGAATTGATCAGCTTCACCTCGCCGGCGTACTCGAGGTTCTTGGCCGCCTTGCGCCTGGCCTGCGGGTAGTCGAGGACCACGGCGTTGATCTTCAGCTTGCTGACCAGGCCCTTCTTCATCAGGTCGGCCGTCCTGGAGATCGTGGAGATCCGTCCGAACAGGGCCTCGAGCTGGAGCCGGTCCATCTTGCACCCGTCGAGGGTCCCGGTCATGCCGATCTTGAACCTGGCGTTCTCGCACTTCTCCACGATGCCGACGATGTTCTTGGCCGTCGCCTGGTGGCACTCGTCGATCACGAGGGCGTCGAACTGCTGGAAGTACTTCTTCGGCATTTTCTGCAGCGACTGCCAGGTCGACACTGTTATCGACTTGTCGGTGTATTTCTGGCAGCCCGCCGTTATCCGATGGACGTGCTCGTCGAAGTCGCAGAAGTTCTCCCCGTACTCCTTGAAGTCCTCGGCCATCTGGTTGACGAGGTTGACCGTGGGGACGACGAGCAGGAACTTGAACTCGTCGTTGAGGTACTTGAGCAGGTTGAAGAACAGGAAGGCCGCGTACGACTTGCCCGACGACGTGGCCGACAGGCCGACCATCTTGCGCCTGTACAGGAACTGCTGCACGGCCGATACCTGGTGGTCGTAGGGCACGTACTTGCACTTGACGATCTTGATGGCGAAGTCGGCGACCTTGCCGGACGCTATCCTCGGGCCGTGTTCCAGCAGGTCGGAGTCGACGACCTCGTGGTCCTCGCCGACGGAGTCGAGGTACTTCGTCAAACGACCGAGCAGTCCCTGCGGCAGGAGGCACGTCTTGGTGGAGAACAGCCTGATCTTGCCGTCCCATATCCCGGACTTGTACTTCGGCGAGAACATGTAGTTCGGCGCGTAGAATTCGAACTGTCTGGAGATCGATATCGCCCTGTCGAGGTCGCATTCCACGAAGACGTGCGATTCGCTGTGTCTGTGTAGTCTGATCATTGCTTAAACATATCGTTTTATTGTGAAAATGTCAATCAAATGCCCATCTTGTATTGTTCCCACTCTATGATGTTCCGGATGACGTAGTTCTGGTCCCGGACCTTCCTGACTATCGCGTCGAGGTACTCGATGATCTTCTTCTGGACGTTGATCTTCAGCAGCAGTTCCGAATACTCCGGGTCCGACTCTATATACCAGACGAGCTGGTTGTCCTTGACCTGGACGTCGTACTCGGTCTTGTAGTACCGGTGCTTCTCACGGAACAGCTTGCGGGCCTTGTGCTCGAGCCCGATCAGCTTCTCGTGCTCCCCGAACGCGTACCGCATCCACTTGGAGTGCAGGTTTGGGAGTTTCGCCAGGGCGGAGGACAGCTTGTCCTTTTCGATGTCGAAGTCCTTCCGCTCCTCTTCCATGTACCTCTCGAGGGCCTTTATCCTCACATTACGATCCTTTCGCGTGACGCCGGTCCTACGGCGTCGTCCATTCTATGCCGTTCACCTTGAAGGTGACGGCGAACCTCACTGGCTCTACGTCGCTTATCTGCTGGTTGAACAGGATGTCGGACACGTTGGTCGGGAAGCAGTCCTTGCAGTTCAGCTCGAACGCGACCCTGTACTTGGAGTCGAGCAGCACGATGGCGACGTCGATCACGTCGCGTTCCATCGTGGCCTCGTCGAAGTTCCTCAACCGGTCCATCCAGTTCAGCACTTCCACCAGGTTGGAGTAGTCCCTGTCGAGGACGAACGTCATGACGATGTCGGACACGCCGACGGAATCCCCTGGAACGTAGATGTCCCTGATGTGCGTCGGTTGGGTGGCGAACCCGATGGACACGTTCGGAAGCGACACGTTGACTATGCCCCTGTCGAGGTCGTCGAGATCCTTGGATCCGAACACCACCTTGAACCTGTTCTCGTACTGAAAGTCGTTCGTGGACATCGTCCCTCCTGAAGATGAGATTCCCTATGAACTATTTACCGTTCCGCTGAGACTCGAGGTCTATATCAAATTAAATTGAATCGGCTGCGCTGAGACTCGAGGTCTATATCAAATTAAATTGAATCGGCTGCGCTGAGACTCGAGGTCTATATCAAATTAAATTGAATCGGCTGCGCTGAGACTCGAGGTCTATATCAAATTAAATTGAATCGGCTGCGCTGAGACTCGAGGTCTATATCAAATTAAATTGAATCGGCTGCGCTGAGACTCGAGGTCTATATCAAATTAAATTGAATCGGCTGCGCTGAGACTCGAGGTCTATATCAAATTAAATTGAATCGGCTGCGCTGAGACTCGAGGTCTATATCAAATTAAATTGAATCGGCTGCGCTGAGACTCGAGGTCTATATCAAATTAAATTGAATCGGCTGCGCTGAGACTCGAGGTCTATATCAAATTAAATTGAATCGGCTGCGCTGAGACTCGAGGTCTATATCAAATTAAATTGAATCGGCTGCGCTGAGACTCGAGGTCTATATCAAATTAAATTGAATCGGCTGCGCTGAGACTCGAGGTCTATATCAAATTAAATTGAAAACAAGAATATTGAAAACAGAGTTTTGATTTCACGATGGGTTTGAGGATGAGAGGAGAAAGCTCGCCCTACGCAATGAGGACGAGCTTTCAAGGATTTCACGATTGGGAATCGGAATCGTATCGAAAGGCGAGATTCAATCTCGCGCTGACTTATTGACCTGCTCAGGTCCAGCGTTACCAGGTGCGGATCTCTCCGACTTCGTCAGCCTGCCTGGCCAAAAAAGGCCACTGGGACGGGCATGCGTCTTCACGAGAAGACTCTGAGACGGCGACAGTATTTATTGGGCCGCTGGTCGCAAACAACGGCACACCCACTTGTTTCAACCTTAGGTGTTTCATTCAAGGATTTTCGAATTTTGATTAATGATACTCCGGCCGAACTAAATTGTTAGAAATAAAAAACGTTTGACCGCATATATACGGATGTTTTTGCCTTCGTAAGTAGCAAAAATTAATTGGTTTTTGTTTTTATAATAATTCCAATAAGTTATGAATAACTAAAAATAAGTTTTTGGATTTATTATATATTAACTCCTATCTATTGTCGGCTATCAAAATTTTGACAATGTCGCACCTATATTATATAAAGAATTCACTAACCGAAAGGAGATACAATGGCAGTAAGAAAGAAATACGTCGACAACGCCCAACTACTCGAGGAGATTCGGGCGACTCAGAAACACGGTAAGATAAGCGATGAGCTGCACCTCATGTTCTGGAAGATGTGCAACAAGATCATAAATCGACCGAGATTCAGTCGCTACACTGACGAATGGAAAGAGGACATGATAAGTACTGCGTACGTCAAGTGTCTCGGTACCATATGCAAGTTCAGTCCTGACCGCACGAATCCGTTCTCGTACTACACCACGGTGATCACGAACTGCTTCCTGGACTGTCTCAACGCCGAGAAGAAACAGAAGAACATCAAGGACCGGATGAAGGAAATCTACATAGGAGCGATGGCATGAAGAGAATCATCTGCGGCGACCTGCACTTCGGGGAGAAATGCTCTGTCGACGAGTTCGTCGCGTATCAGGAACGCGAGTTCGACCGCATGGTCGACTACGCGACCGGGAACGGGATCGAGGGGTTCGTCTTCCTCGGCGACGTCCTCGACAACCGGAAGCACATCAACTTCAAGACGCTGGCCCTCGTGAAGTCGAAGATGCGCCGACTCGTCGACGGCGGTTTCCGCGTCACCATCGTCGTGGGCAACCACGACGCGTTCTACAAGAACACGAACGTCGTCAACGGTCCGAACGAGATCTTCGGGGACGACGAGTCCGGCAAGATCTGCGTCGTTTACGACCGGCCGTGCCTCGACCCTATGGCCTCGAACCACCTCCACATGGCCTGCCCCTGGATAACGAAGGCCAACTTCGACGCTTCAGTCCAGCAGATCGAGCTCGGCACGGACTACTGCTACGGCCACTTCGAGATCAACGGCTTCGTCATGAACAACTCCAACGTCTGTCGGTCCACGATCACGCCGTCCATGTTCAAGCGATTCAAGCGAGTGTTCTCCGGCCATTTCCACACGAGGAGCACGCAGGGGAACATCCTGTATTGCGGTTCTCTCTTCCAGCTCGACTGGAACGACTACGGGCAGAAGAAGGGGTTCTACGTCCTGGACGACGAGACCGACACCGTCGAGTTCGTCGAGGCCGGCGAGTACGTCTACAAGAAAATCATGATCGGCCCGAAGTTCAAGTTCGATTCCGTGGCCGACGTCGAGAACTGCTTCCTGAAGGTGTACGTCAACCGCAAGCTGAGCAAGAAGGACCAGCTCGGCATGAACGACCTGCTGTCGCGGAACATCTCGTTCGAGATCATCGACAACACGGTCCTCGACGACGTAAACAGCGAGGACGTCGATTTCTCGAGCGACTTCGAGGAGATCGTCGAGATCGGCGTCGAGGCGCAGGACGGACTCGAGGACAATGAGAAGAAAGACGTCCTCGCCCTGATAAGAAAAATGCACTACGACATGAGGATGGAGACCAATGAGTAACCGAGGACAGTCGCTGGTATTCAGGAAGCTGCGGTTCAAGAACTTCCTGTCGTACGGCAACGGATTCACCGAGATCCCGCTCGACACGAACGAGACGATCAACATAATCGGGTCCAACGGCAAGGGAAAGTCCGTATTCATCGACGCGTTCCATTACGTCCTGACCGGCAAGCCGTTCCGCAAGATCAAGATGGGGGCCATACCCAACTCGCTCAACAAGAAGGACTGCCTGGTCGAGCTCGAGGTATCTCACGGGAAGAACGACTACCTGATCCGTCGCGGCATCAAGCCGAAGGTGTTCGAAATCGTCGTCAACGGAGTGCCGCTCGACGAGAGCTCCAATTCCGGCGATTTCCAGGGCTACCTGGAGAGCAAGCTGAAGTTCAATTCCAAGACGATCAGGCACTCCCTGATAATGTCCTCGATGAGGTACACCCCGTTCCTCAGGAAGACGGCGGCCGAGAAAAGGATGTTCATAGACGACATCCTGGACGTGACCGTCTACACCGAGCTCGGGACCTTCATCAAGAAGAAGTTCGGCATACATAAGACGAAGATCGCCGACACCGAACACGCCATAGAGAGTCTCGAGTCCAACCTCGAGGTTATCCGCGAGATGAACGCGAAGGTCGTGGAGAACGTCGACGGCCAGATCGAGGAGCTCGAACGCGAACTGTCCGCCGCCCAGTACCAGGACGCCGACCTGTCGACCGACGATCTCGTGGAGAGCGTCGAGGGTCTGAACGGAAAGCTCGACGACATCAAGCGCGGGATCGCCGAAGTAAGAACGGCGGCCAGGAAAGAGTACGCCACCGGGGCGGAAAGGATCGAGGCCGGCGCCAGCGACGAGACGACAGCGTGCAACGAGAAGTACGACGGCCGGCTGGACAAACTCAAGTCCAGTTCCGACGCCAAGCTGACCGTGCAGCAGGAGAAACTGACCGGAATGGACCGCGGGATCGCGAAGCTCGTCGGCCGACAGGCCGAGCTCGAGCGGGAGAAACGGTCCAGGGAGTCCGATCTGAGAACGCAGATCGCCGTGGTCGATTCGCGCATAGAGAGCGAAGGCAAGCGCGAGACGTTCCTGCAGAACAACTCCGTCTGTCCGGAGTGCGAACGCGACATCGACGAGGAATTCATAGAGAGCCGTCTGAAGGAGATCAACGGGAACATCGGGGAGTACGAGAAGGAAAGGGCCGAGCTGCGCGACCGGCTCGCGGCGCTCGTCGATCTGGACGCCAAGATCGACGAGGTCAAGGCCAAGATCGCCGACGCGAACGCCGCGAGGGACGCCCTGAGCGCCAAGATCGAGGAATTCAACGGGATTCTGAACGGCAAGCTACGCCAGATAGACGGGGAACGGTCGTCCGAATTGATCGCGATATCCGACCGGAAGGTTGCCGCCATCACGGCATTGAGGGACGAAACGGACGAGAAGGTTCGAACCGCGAGGGACGCCGTATCGGAGAGGATCGAGAAGCTGACCGTCGAGAGGAACGAGATTCAGACGGAGGTCGACCGCGTCAAGGCCTTGAAGTCCGAACTGGCCCACGTCATAAAGAGCCACGGCCAGCGGATAGAGCGTCTCAGGAACAGCGACTCCGAACTCAAGGACGAGGCCCCGGTTCTCGACAAGCTGAACTCGGCGAGAAAGCGCCTCGAGAAGCTGTCGTACGCGAAGCGGATCTTCGAGACCGCCATCATGATGCTCTCCGACAAGGGATTCAAGAACATAGTCGTCAAGCGATACATTCCGATACTGAACGCCCACGTGAACGAGTACCTCGAGGCCCTCGAGGCGCACTACCGGCTGAAGTTCGACGAGTCACTCGACGCCCAGATAGTCGGCCGCGGATACGAGAAGCTCGGGTACGAGAACTTCTCCAGCGGCGAGAAGGCAAGATGCGACCTGGCCCTGCTGTTCGCCTTCCTCGACCTCGCCAAGAAAAAGAATTCCATCAACACCAACCTGCTGATCCTGGACGAGGTCGCCGACAACTCTCTCGACAAGACCGGCGTCTACGGGGTCATCAACCTGATTTCCAAGCTGAAGGCCAAGGGGTTCACCGTGTACGTCATCAGCCACCGGGAAGAGATCCAGGACGAGTTCGACGTCAAGTACGTCGCCACCAAGAATCCGTTCTCGAAACTGACGAAGGAATAGGAAAAATGATACTCGCAATGGACATGTCGATGCGATCGAGCGCGCTCGTCGTCGTCGACTTCAAGGGAAACCTGAAGCACTTCGAGCTCGCGGTCACCGAAAAGGACCAGTTCGAGTTCGAGGAGGACCTCATCGACTACATAGCCGACCGGGTCCTGGCCGTCTGGCGTTCGTTCGACGTCACCCAGTTCGTCATCGAGGGGCTGGCGTTCGCGAAGGCCAGCCAGAAGAAGGACGTCATCGCCGGGATATACTGGGGCGTACGCTGCGCCGTCAGGCGAGAGCGTCCGACGGTTCTGATAGGTTCCGTCCCGGTGTCGACCTGGCGGAACTGGATGACAACCAAGGCGGAACGCGATAGTGTCAAGAAAGATTGCAGAGACCCGTTGAAGAACGTCGTAGTCATGAAGACGCCCATCGACGTGCGCGAGGAATTCATGCGGTACGTCGTTCACGAGGGATACGGAGTCACGGCTCTGTTCGACCTCTGCGACGCGTACTGGATCGCGACATACAGAAACCACCTGAACAGATAGGACCGCGGCGACGGTCGGAAAGGTTTGCGTCATCATGGACGCTGAGGAACAAAAACTGCTCAACAGCCTGCTGCAGATAAAGAGCATGGAAGCCATTTGCATGCTGGAGTCCTACGGCGTGTCGATGCTCGAGATCTACCAGTACTCCTACGGCTTCAAGAGCGTGTGCGAACTGTCCTACGAGATGCAGTGCGCTCTCTACGATCTCGACCAGTCGGCGTACGAGCTATACGCGGACGAGTACTTCATGTCCATGGTGGCCGGCGAACGGGTGGACAAGAGTTTCATCCTCACCAAGCACCTGTTCCCGGATTTCGATTTCGCCGCATTGTTCAGAACCGAAGGAGAATAACGCATGAACGAAGTAAAGGCGGGAGCCCGCACATCAATCACCGAGAAAAACGACGCGGTAAGATTCTGCAAGGTCCGCGACGTAAGGAGTCCGGAACGAGGCACGCCCGGCTCGGCCGGTATCGACTTCTTCATTCCGAACGACATCCGGTTCGACGATCGGATGGAAGACATCCAGGGTCGCCATTGCGGAGTATTACAGACCGACAGACGCATCCTGATCAATTCCGGCGGCAACGTGAAGATTCCGCTCGGCGTCAGGATGCGCCTACCCAAGGGATATTCCATGCTGTTCGTCAACAAGTCCGGAATAGCCACCAAGAAGAACCTGGCCGTCGGGGCCCAGCTGATCGACGAGGACTACACCGGACAGCCCCACGTGCACCTGTACAACTTCGGCAACGCGACGGAATTCGTCGAGCCGGGCATGAAGATCGTTCAGGGCATCCTCATCGAGACCAACGCCATCGGCATCGAGGAGTGCGACGAGGGCGAACTGTTCGACGGGTTCGACACCGAACGCGGCGACGGCTCTTTCGGACATACAGGTATCTGATATTCCTGTCCATATCGAAAAACATCGGTTTCCCGAGAAAATTCGCTTACTTTTTCGGGAAACCGGCGTATACTGCCTTCAATTGACGACAGAGAGGGCAGCCCGCCGTCCAATAGATACCGACTCCATTCCGGCTGCCGTTCGCACCTTTATATAAACGACGACACGGAGGACTCGCGATGAAGTTCACTATCCAAGACGAAGGCTGCATACCGATCAAGATGTGGTTGTCGGACGTTGAACCGACCGCCCTGGAACAGGCCGGCAATCTGGCGCGGCATTCCAGAACGGTCGGCCACGTCGTCCTGATGCCGGACTGCCACATGGGTTACGGCATGCCGATCGGCGGCGTCGCCGCGATGAAAGAGGCGGTAGCGCCGAACGCGGTCGGGGTCGACATAGGATGCGGCATGATCGCCGCGAAGACGGACATCCTCGTCGGCATGCTGTCTAAGCGAAGCCTGGTCCGTCTTCGCGACTCGATAAAGCGGACGGTTCCCGTCGGGTTCGCCAGGCACGGGAAGCCGCAGGGGTCGTCCCTGTTTCTCCGCACGCCTGAACTGCGTCGGCCGGAAAGCCACGCCATGCTCCAGGACAGTCTCGGGATCGCCAAGGAGTCCCTCGGAACGCTCGGCGGCGGAAACCACTTCATAGAGCTCCAGCGAGGCGGAAACCACTTGTGGGTCATGATCCATTCCGGAAGCCGCAACCTCGGCAAGAGGATCGCGGACCACTTCAACGA